TAGAAATACCCACGTTGCCGCCTGACAAGCGCATACGTTCTGAGCCGCCTGTTGCAAACGCTAAAACATCATCTGAGTGCGTGTAATTTATATAACCACTGTAAGCTCCTGCTCCAGTGCCGTCTCCAAACTGAATGGTATTAGCACCTGACGTACTGCTTAAAAACTGTGCACGGACATTTGTATCTGAAGTGCTGCCTATAGTTAACATCTCTACTGGAGAAGAGTTATTAAGACCCACGCGGTTATTAGTAGCATCTACATACAACGTGTCTGTATCAAAGTAGAAGTTACCACTTGCAATCTTTGCAGGAGTTATAGTCCCATCTACGGGTACATTTATGTCTGTCTGAGTGAACGTCATAACCTCAACAGCCGTACCAGTAGGTGGAGCCGTAGAGAACGTCAAGGTAGTTCCAGAGATACTATAGTTTGACTTGCTTTGATACACACCGTCTATAAATACTTGTGTATTATTTTCATTTACAGGTGTAATAGATAACGTAAGTGTAGTATCAGAACCATCACCTGTCATACTGTCTATGTTTAGGTTAGACCCAGATACAGCAGCAGCTATAGAATAAATAAGAATCTTTCTTGTGTTAGCAGGGGCAGAACTAAAGGTTAGTGTAGTTGTACCACTGGATGTAGCAATACTGTAAGCATCTTGCTGTTGGAATACACCATCTATAAATACAAGTAGATTATCCTCAGAGCTTACTACTTGACTTAGGGCGTATGCGGTTGTAGAGCCATTAGCAGTAAAGCTATCAGTAGTAAATGTATTAGTACCACCACCGCCACCAATAGATCCCCAAGCGTCTGTGTAGCCTTCAAACTGCTCTAGGCTGCTATTGTATCTAAACATACCAGCAGCAGGGCTACCGTCTCTTTGACCTGTTGTACCAGCAGGAACCTTAACAGATCCTGTACCGCTTAAAGTTAAGTTAGTAAATGAAGGACTATCACTTGTAGCTACACCTTGGTTCAAAGCCTTAACAGACGCAATAGCAGTAAGCTCAGAGTCCATCAATGCACCAGCAGAAGTTACATTAGCTGTGTCTGTTACGTCAGCACTAGCTTCAATACCATCTAGTTTAGTACCATCAGTAGCTACATCACGACCATCAAAAGTACTATTAGTTGTGATAGCACCTGTCATAGCACCACCAGCTTTAGGTAGAGCAGCATCTGCTTTAGTACCTTGTGCTGCTGTAGCGTAGTCTGAAGAAGCAAATGCTTTTACTTGAGCAAGGTTAGTTACTTCAGAATCCATCAATGCGCCAGCGGCTGTTACATTAGTTGTATCAGTCACATCTGCACTAGCCTCTACACCATCTAGCTTAGTACCGTCAGCAGCTACGTCACGCCCATCAACAGTTCCACCCACAGTAATATTACCTGAAGCAGCAACAGTAGTAGCAGAAACAGCGGCAGGAGTAGCACCACCAATTACAGTACCATCAATAGTACCTCCATCAATGTCTGGAGTATTAATGTCAGGACTAGTTAAAGTCTTGTTAGTGAGCGTCTGAGAGCCTGTGAGGGTAGTTACAGTAGAGTCAATAGCTACTGTTATAGCATTACCCGTAGCACTAGAGTCAAGACCAGTACCTCCAGAAACTGTAAGAGTCTCTGAATCTAAATCAATTGCAATAGTTCCAGAGTCTGTGGTTACATCTAAATCTTGTGCAGTAACTTGAGAGTCTACATAAGCCTTAACAGACTGTTGAGTAGGTACAAGTGTTGCACTATCAGAAGCCATGTTATCTTCATCAACAAAAGCTGTGATGTTGATTGTGCCGTCATCAAGACTTCCAAAGGTCAGGTCTGTAATAGTAGTAGCAGCAATAGTACCGCCTTCTACTTTATTACCAGAAATTTGATTATCTGCAAGTGTAAACGTACCTGCTGAGACATCTAGAGTCTTTCCAGACCCTACAGTAATATTAGCAGCATCAATAGTACCGCCGTTAATGTCTGCTGTGTCAGCTACAAGGCTGTCAATATTAGCAGTGCCATCAATATATAAGTCTTTCCACTCAGATCCTGAAGCACCTAAGTCATAAGTATTATCAGCACTAGGAAGTAAATTAGAGGCTACATCAGCACTAAAGGCTACCGTATCTGTAGCAGCATCACCAAAGGTTAGGTTACCTGCAATAGTTGCATTGCCTGTTACTGTAAGGTTACCACCTACACTCAAGTTATCTGAAAGAGTTGTAACGCCTGTAACGCCTAGAGTACCTGCAACGGTAGCGTTTGCGTCTACATCTAAAGTATCTACGTGGGCTGTGCCGTCTAAGAATAAATCTTTAAACTCTAAAGAAGACGTACCTAGATCTATATCATTAGTTATAACAGGAACAACAGCACCATCTTGAATACGGATCTGCTCTACAGCAGCACTAGAAACTTCTACATAAAAACCTAGACGATTGTTTGTTCCGTCTACTTCAATCTTGTTAAGAAAATCAAGATCGCCAATCTTAAAAATATTACCACCTTGACCAGCAGTACCATCGTGTCTGTGGCCTGTGTTTACTGCACTGGTAGATGAGTAAGCAAAAGAGTTTAGTAATTGGTTGTACTCGTTATTAAACAACGATGCTGAGATAGTATCTCCATCAGCGAATGTACTTTGTCTGGTATAGCTCTGAGCCATCTATTATCTCCTTCCTGATGGAGTGTAGTCTATATAAAGACCATTCACTGTATATGGCGATTGTTGATCTGAACTTGTTACAATAAAACTTACAGTATGTCCACTTCCCTGTACGGTTTGACGTATCAAAGGATCTGAAGAAGCTCCAAATACGTTGGCTCCAAATATGCCTGATCCAAAAATACTGGGCAGAGGAATACTATCTAATACGTAATCTAAAGGTTGTGCAATAAGAGGATCTTCGTAATCATAACGCACACGCAATGTAGGTTGCACAGCCCCTTCAGGACTCATAGAAATGCGTACATAACGCATAGTCTTTTTAGTACCTACATCACCAAAGTCTAAGTTAGGTGTTTGATAAGCTGCTGTTACATCTGAAGCAATACCACCGTAGTCAAAAGAGTTACCATCATCGTGGTTATAAATGTAACCATCGGTATCTCCATGCCATGTTTGTTCAATACCATCAACATCTAAATCTGAAGTCAAGGCAGTTGCTTTGATTCCTTGAGTCTCTGAGTATTGAAAACCTTCATTTGTTAATGTAGCTATAATGCCTTTAGAAGCAGCATTAGCTGTACCATCTGTATTATAAAATAATCTATATTGTGATTTACTTCTAAGTACAGCGCTTGTAATATCTAAGTTATCAATGTTAGCTGCAATACTTTTAATCGTAGGTTGAATAGGTCTACTTACAGTTCCTAATTCAACGTCACCAATTCGTACCGTACCTGCAACGGTTCTAAGACCGTCAGGACTCAAGAATAACAAGTCACCTGCAATTTCTTGAATGCTCTGGGCATCCATACAACCTACGTTTTTTGTAACTGGTTGTACTACAATATTATTAGAATCATTAATGTTGAGAAGTTTAAAAATACTATTCTTACAAAAGATAATAAGGTCACTACGGAAACTAGCCAACCCTACTACTTGGTCTTCAAGTACAATAGAGCCTGCTCCAGTTCCTGTAAAGTTATCAGGATCATTCGTATGACTGTAGTAAATTGTATTAGATGCAGAACCTGCACCAGCAACTACGAAGTGTTTGTCATGAATAGTTCCTGTTGCTGGAGCAACTGTACCATCTACAGTAATTTCACCAGCAAAGAAAGTACGGGTAGTTAAAGCACCAGTACCTTCCATTCTAAAAAAGTAAGGCTTGTTAACTCCATCGCATATAAGAATTTCACCGTAGTCTGACAAACCTTCAAAGAATGAAAAACTGGTTTGTTTCTGATCAGTACGTGCTAAGTCTGTGCGGCCTGTAAAAGTTGCGTAGTTATCTCCACTACTATGTACACTTTGCTTAGATATAGAAATCCAAGATGTACCGTCCTGACTAAAAAAGATTCCAGTGCCAGAACAAACTATTACACCATCAGCATAACCTTTAATGCCCAATACTTTAGCAGAACCATTAGGACGTACTGCTGAGGCTCCTCCAAAGACACTAAAGCCGTTAATACGACGATAGCCACCATCGGTATCTACTTCAAAGTTTGTAAGCTTAGAAGCAACACCCGGCTGTCCCAGCATCTCAAGCTGGTTAAGGCTAGTGTATAAACCACCCTTTGCGGATAAACCAAAAGGTTGAGACATTATACAAACCTCATACGGTCATCTTTAAACTCACCGGGATTAGGACTCATCAAGTTAAGCTTCATCAAACGTAAGCCACGCTTGTAGTCTTCAAGAGCAAATGCAGAGAACTGTGGGCTTTCTTTGAACTGGTAGATATAATATCTAGCCCTGTTAAGTAGTACAGTCTTATAAGTATTTGGAAATACTGTTTCATCACCAAAGTCTGAAAGTTCTGTAGGTAGTGCATAAGCATAAAACCAAACACGATATACCTTATCTGGTATAGCACTTAAACCAAACTTACGGTTATCAGGACTTTTAATTACACGGTCAGGTATACCATACTGTTGCGTATCTGCATCATCTAAGTTTTCTGAAATACGTCGATAGTCTTTCCAAGCTTCAGTAGTAGTGAAACGTAAGTTACGAGCAGTGTAGGGAGCAGACTCACCGTCCACACCTACCGTAGTCAAGTAAAAGTTATCCCAGTCTATATAACCATAGTCAGTAGTTAAAGAAGAACTAGCAGGTTTCATAGTATACCAACGCTGTCCTGCTACTGTTTCTATGTACACATTACCGTACATGGGATCTGTTTCACCACTAAGGTTAATAGCAAGAAAAGGCCACTGAGGTTCTTCATTAACAATATCTAGATAAGCTCTGTTAATAGAGTCTTTAACATGTTGTTGAATACCCACAGCAGAAGCAAAGCTAGAACTTGTAAGCTCTACCTCATTCATCTCCCGTAGGAGTTCATTTGCTAAATCTAGATATGTTGCCATTATTTATGCGCCTTTTGAACCTCAAAGGTTGCTGATTTACTTGCACCCTTATGAGGCTTGTAGCCATCTTTAGGATCTTTCATAAGCTTAAAAGTCTTTCCAGACTTCATCCAATGGTAGCCTTTTGGAGCAGGTACTTTCATTTTACTTTTTGCGTTACCGTTTTGCTACCGCACATTTTTTCCATCTCTTGTACAGAAGCATAGCCTCCTTTATTGTAAGCACTACGTTTTGTAGAACCTCCACCCATCATTTTCTTTTTAGCATACATACTTTGACCTCCTTCAGAATATTGTATTCTTTCATCATAACCAATAGGAAATGTAGGGAGTTGCTGAACTCCACCATAGTTTTGTTGCGCTTCTAGTTTAGATTTTAATTTTTTAACAAGTTTTCCTAGAAAAGCTTTTTCTCTCATTAGTCTTGCTCCATTGAAAAAGTTTTACTAATTGCTCTAGCACCTTCAAATTCTGTAGCACATTCAGGGTCAGAGTCTTTATTAAAAATTTTATCAAAGTTATCTTTGTAACGTGCATAGTTACTTCCTTTACGAATCCTACTACCTTTACCAGCAATAGTTTGTCGCATCATTAAAGGCTTTTCATCGCTACCAAGTCTAGGCATTATAATCTCCAATAAAAAAAGGAAGGGGCCACTGCAGCGCAGCCCCCGCCCTTAAAAGGTCTAGTCGATACCGTAGAAGGCTGAAACCAGAGCTTCTGGTCGCAGTACCTTAGCACCGTAAACGTGTAGACCACGTACAATGTCACCAAAGCTATCTGGGTCACGGATGACCTCAGTGCTGGTGATCGTCTGAGCAGTAGCCGTAGAAGACATGTGACCAGCCAGACATTGACCAGCAGCATTAGATACCGCAGGGATGTTGTTTGACTTGTACATATCGAAACCACGTAGCTTGCCAGAGCTTACCAAACCATTACGGATGGAGCCTTGACCAGCGTTGAAGTCTACGTTCAGCAGCTTAGAGCTAGACTGAGACAGTACTTCGTAGAACTGTGGTGAAGCTACGAACCAGCGGCCTTCTTCTGGGATATTTTGCTCGTCTAGCAAACGTGCCATACGAGCCATGATGTCTAGAGGGTCATGCTCATTAGTGCCAAAGCCAAGGTCTAGGTTACCAGTACCATCAAAAGTGCCAGAAGCAATATCAGTAGCATTATCTGTACCAAGAATATGGTCAGGGCTAGAGCTAGATACGCCAGAGAACATAGATGCCAATACACCTTCGTCAAAAGCATCACGCAATGCGTAAGCTGCTGAAGAGGTTGCAACGTCACGGAAGTTAACGTGAGACATATTGGTTTCAATATCATCTACGATAAACTTAAATGCGTTAGCTGTATCTACAACCATTGTTACTTCTTGGTCGGTCAGCTTAGTAGCTGTTACATCTTGACCACGCTCATACTGATAAACAGTAATCGTAGGCTCTTTGATGATCCGTACACTGTCACCGAATGCAGCAATCTCGCCAGCATAGTCAGTGTTAGTGATTGCTTCAATTACAGAAGACTTACGGAAGAAGTTTAATACCTGCTTGGAATAAACTTTAGGTAGGAAGAACGAATTGTTCTGTCCTGCAACAGAGTTACCAAAGTTAGCATTGGTGTCTGTTGATGGTTCAAAAAATTGATCTGATTGATTATAAGCCATGTTAATATTCTCCTAAGAACACAAATTTAATTATGGAACTACGCGACCTTCAACCATTGCTTGTCTAATATCTTCTTCAAATCTATCAAACTGGTCTAAGGACATAGATCCTATTTCCCGTTCAGTCCAGATTTTAGGCTGTCCAGCATCGACATTGGTTGTTTTAGTTGAAACCATGTCAGCCGCTGATGCCCTAGACTGCTTTCTGGGCTGTTGTTTTGATTGATTTTTGCCAGTTTCTAATTTATAAAGATCAATAGCTTTTGATGCTAATGCAACATTATCAGGATTCTTATAGATCCAGTCCTGTATTTGTTCAGGTTGCTCTTCTGCCCAAGCATGAAAGTCCTCATCTCCTCTGATGTCCTCAAAGTCTGGATGGCGTTCCTTCAATGT